CCTCGAAGTACAAAGACGCTGCCAAGCTTGATGAGGAGCTAGCCGACAAGATCATTGGGATGCTGCCGCCAATAGCAGCGATTAAGAAAACAAAAGTAGCCGTAGAATAGAAAGGAATATTAAAATGGCAAAAGGTTTTAGCAAAGCAGTGGTAATGGGCAATCTCGTCCGTGACCCTGAAACAAAACAAACAAACAGCGGGCACAGTGTAACCAGCTTTACGCTCGCAGTAAACGGTCGAAACGACGATGTTGCGTACATTGACTGTACAGCATGGAATAAAGGCGGTGAGACGATCGCGCAATACCTCCACAAGGGTGACCCGCTACTTGTATCTGGCCGACTGAATCAAAGCCGCTGGCAAGATAAGGATGGCAACAACCGTAGTAGGATCGATGTGGTGGTAGATGAGTTTGCTTTCATCGGTGGCAAGAACAATAGCGATGGCAGCAGCACACAAACAGCCCCACAGGCCAACTACGACGAGCCAGCACCGGTGTCCGACATTAACATTGCAGACATTCCATTTTAACAAACAGGAAAAACAAACATGGACTACGAAACAGTAGAGATAAAATACCGCGATGAGGAGTCAAAAGGCATCGGTATACCAGCTGGCGTATGGGTAGCACGTCGGCTGAGTAACGGCGAGGTGTTTAGCTACGGTACGCTTGAAGGCTTAAAACAAAAGGCGGTTGCACGACGTTACAACTACATTGTGTACCGCAAAGACAATAAGCTTGGTGGGTATATCGCAGACGAAGTATTCGACTGTACAAAAGGGGTACTTGGCAAAGACTGGCACAAGGTGTAGAATATTTGGTAGCTGTGTGTGGGCGCAGCTGCCAGATTCCTCCTTTATGGTGAGACGCAGCAATTGTTGCGTCTCTTTCTTTTGGTGTATAATGTGATCATGGCAAAGACGAAAAAACGCGGCCTAGATGCAAAAAGCGACACTGAGACGAAAGTGCCGCCAGTTGAGCATCTAGATATAACAAAAAACGATATTAAAGACGCAGAGATAACGGACATGCGGCTTGAGATGGTGCTCACGCAGATGTTGAACGGTGCACGCACATCAATCATCAAGCAGACAATCAGGCAGCAATGGGGTGTTGGCGAGCGCCAAGCCCAAAAGTACATTGCAGCAGCCAAAAAGCGCATTAAGGCCTCATACGAAGAGCAAATACCAGATTTTATACAAACGCAGCTTGAAAAGATAAACCACGTGTACTACGAGTCTATGAAGAACGGAGAAAGGGCAAACGCACTAGCAGCGCTAAAGCAAGCCGCACAGCTTGTAGGGGCTGAAGCACCGACCAAGTCGGAAACAACAGTAAAAATATCTGGTGCGATTAAGGGTATGAGCGATGACGAACTTACAAGAATCATCCAGGGAGTTGCTGGAACTGAAAGCAGCAGCAGCGATGGAGCTGATAGAGCGCAGAGCAGTTGATGACTTTAACTACTTTGTTAATCATGTATTCGCCCTCTCATTCCAAGATGAGTTTGTGAGTGGGCAGTACGTTGCTGACGTATGTGCTCACATGGACAAACACCCGTACGCTATGTATATCACAGGACGTGGCCACTTTAAGAGTACACGCCTATATGCTCGTCTCATGTGGCACTTATTGCGCTTTAAGAGAGAGAAGCGGCGCAGTCCGGTAGAAGGCTGGTACTTTAGCTATAACAGCGAGCTAGCAGCCTACCACCTTTCAAAGGTACGTAGCCTTGTAGCCATCAATCCATTCTATTCAGAACTTACCAACTACAAGAGCCAAACAGACTCCGTGCTTGGCTTTGCAAAGGTAGGCCCAAACCAAACACTCGACAAAGCCCCCAAGTTCCTCGTAAAGCCCGCCGGCCTCCTCGCCTTTAAGCGCGGTATCCACGCCAACCTTATCTACGTAGACGACCCGCTAAAAGACCCCGAGAATAAGCTGAAGCCTACAGTCATTCGCAAGATCAACCGTATCGTCTCTACAGAGCTACTGCCTATGGTTAATAAGGGTGGTGAGTGTTATGTTGTGGGCACGCCGCAGACAAACGATGACTTTTTCTTTGATAAAGGACTGAGCACGCTATTTGCCCAATGGTTTACGCCGGCCATTTTAGACTGGAAGGCAGAGAAGGTACTATGGCCTGACTTTTACACGTTCGATGACCTTATGAAGATTAGGGCCGCACAGGGCGACAAGACATTCAACCAGGAGTACATGGCGCAGCCAGTCTACAATGAGGACAGCTATATCAACCGCGAAGCCCTAGAGAGTGTGAGTACCGAGCTATGCTGGAAGAAAAAAGATTGGAATAAAGCACTAGCTGACGCTGTAGTCGTAGGCGGCTTTGACATTGGCAAGAAACGTCACCCAAGCCACCTCGCGCTATTTATCAAGAAATACAGCGAGACAGAAGACGGTGACGAGATTATAAGCTACCGCCAAATATACTCATTCTGGATGGACGGCTGGCAATACGAGAAGCAGTACAAAGAGCTTAACCAGATATGCGAACTATTCAACGTCTCTAAACTGTACTATGATAATACTAGGGCTGAATTTGAGGGATTTGCTGAGCAGGGATTACTAAACCCTGTAATGGAGCCGGTAACATTAAACGCCAAGAACCAAACAAAGATGGCCGCTAACCTAGACATGCTCATAACCAACAACCGTATTAATCTGATCAATGAGCAAAGGCAGACGAGCCAACTCCTCATGGTAGACAACGCATTGCAAGCGCTAGAGTCTCCAGAGGGACATGGTGACTCATTCTGGAGTATCTGTATGGGTATCTCTAATGAGGATGAGGGCGATATTTGGATTCGCTATTAACAATAATAGGATGATAAGCTAATGACCAATAACAAAGGATTATTGCAAAGGGTGTACGACGCAGTACTAAACCGGCAAGAGAAGCCGGCGGAATCACGCGCCAACTACCTGAGCGATGACGGCGGAGTATATACGTACAACGCTGGTATGCCATCATTTCAAGGTGGCAAAATAAAAGAGTACAAAGACAAAGCAAGCCAAGTCACAGCCAACAAAGGCTGGGTTTTTGCTGCTAACGACTTTATCGCTGAAGCTTTCAGTGGTGTTGAGTTTCAGCTAGTGAAGACAGATAGGAACGGCAACCGTAGCACGATTACCGAGCACCCTATCCTCTCACTACTACAGAGCCCAACAGACAGCCAGCATGGTATGCAGATGCTATACCTACACGCTAGCTACCTGAACATCAACGGCGAGAGCTATATTGTGCCAACGGGCGAAAACACTGAAATGCGAGGCCTACCAGCAGCGCTTACTGTATTGCCTGCTCACCTAGTAGAGTACAAGGTAAACAAAGACACCGGCGATGAGATTATGCGCTATGGCGATTACTACTGGATGAACACAGACACAGAGCGCCAGTTTTACCGTGACTACCGACCAAACCCGGCTAGCCCGCGCAATGGTATGTCTGTTATCCAAGCCGCAGCTGGCGCAGTAGACACTGACGATAAGGCTGTAGACTACAACCAGCGCTTTTTTGCTAACAGCGCACGGCCGAGTATGATCATCGAGTCCGAAAAGCAGATGACTGACGTTGCATTTAGGCGGCTAAAGCAGCAGCTTATCGAGTTTTACAGTGGTGGGCAAAACGCTTATGTACCAATGATCCTTGGTGGCGGGGCGTCTGCTAAACAATTCGTTTTGACCCAACGCGATATGGATTTTCTAGAAGGTCGCAAATTGAGCCGTGACGAGATTCTGGCAATGTTTCGTGTGTCTCCAGCGCTGCTTGGTATGATCACGTCGGCTAACAGGGCTAACATGGAAGCGGCAGAGTATCACTTTGCTAAGTACACATTGCTACCACGTGTCCGTGCTTTCTGTAACTTTATTAATAAGTACGTGATTGATCCGTTCGATCCATCGCTCGAGCTTACCTTTGTAGACTTTATACCGAGCGACTCGAGCGTAGAAGCTAGCGCAAACACGGCTGCTATCAATAACTGGATGACGGTTAATGAAGTACGCAAGACGTTAGACCTGCCACCCATCGAAGGTGGTGACGTGCTGTATCGTCCGTCTGGCCGTGTAGAGATTGGCAAAAGCGAAGAGAGCCAGCCAGAGACAAAGACTGAAGACAAAGAGCCTGAAGCATCAGACAGCGACGAAGACAAAGAGCAGGGCAACAAAGAGCAAGACGACAAGAAACTAGCAGACGAGGCCAAGAAACGTGCCCGCCGAGAGCTAGCCGTTATGCTTAAGCGCGCAGCAGATCAAAAAAAAAAGAGGGTAGAGAAGCGAGCCGCTGATAGATTCCAGCAAGGCGAGAGGCGGGTAGCTGACATGCAGCCAAGGCTTGATAAGTACGAGGCAAGCTTTAGGAAGGCTGCCCGCAAGCACTTTGAGGCACAGCGCAAGGCTGTCATTGCAGAGCTAAACGAAGTAGAGGACGGCAACCGTAGCTTGGCAAAGCGTGACATTGACCCCGTCTATAAGCAGCTAGCGCTCATCATGAGTGATGACCAGTGGGACATTAACCTACAAGATGCGCTTATGCCGCTATACACCACGCTGATGAAAGAGCAGATAAAGGACGCCTGGGCGCAGCTACCTAACTTTAAGCCGCCTAAAGACGTGCCGGCCGTCTCTGAGTTTGTGAAGCAGCGCGCACGCAAGATCGCTGTAGACATTAACGACGAGAGCCAGAAGCAGATACTGCTGACGCTGGCCGAGGGTATCGACAAGGGTGAGAGCCGTAACGAACTACGTGCCCGTGTCGAGAATATCTTTGGCGACATGAGCAGCAAGCGGGCAGACCGCATTGCACGCACGGAGAGTGTACGAGCGGCTAGCCAGGCAGACATATACGGCTGGGATGATTCGGACATTGTGACCGGCAAAGAGTGGCACACCAAGCTAGGTGACGCCTGCCCCTTCTGCCAAAGCCTTAATGGCAAGATCGTGGAGCTAAACAAACCGTTTGTGGAGCTGGGCGACAGGCTAGAGGTGACCACAACCAGCAAAGCAGGCAAGCCAGTAACGCACACGCTTAAGGTAGACTACGAGCCTATGGTAGGGCCGCCAAGCCACCCTAACTGCCGTTGCGTACTCTTGCCAGTGATAGTGGATCAGAATTAGAATATGTATAGGAGATAAACCATGAACATTATTTTACGTAACAGCGTACCGCAATCAGTAGACGAAGATAACCACACCGTGCGTATCCGGTTTACCGATGAGTCTGTAGATAGCTACGGCACTAGCCTGAAGTTCGACGGCTGGGACTTTAAGCGCTACATGGACAACCCAACTGTGCAGCTCGACCACTACAGCGATGCAGCAAGCAATATCGGCCGTGTCCTGGAGATTATTCCAGTGCCTGACGAGCGGGCACACGATGCTATTGTGCAGTTCGACGTAGACGACATGAGCGAGTACGGCGGCAACTGGGCGTGGGGTAAAGTGTCGCGTGGATTCCTACGCACCTGGAGTGTCGGGTTTGAAAACCTGGTAAACGAAGGGCTGGAGTATCTCCAAAACCAACTCTTTGAGATTAGCTTGGTTGGTATTCCGTCTAACACAGGGGCTACCACTCGTGCGCTTAATGATGGTAGTATATCTGAAGAGGAGGCAAGGGGCTTGATGAAACGCTACTTTAGCGAAGCACGCAAGCTTGAGGCAGCCCTCGACAATACAACAGCTAAACCAAAAGGGGCACGCATGAACAAAGAGGAACTACAAGCGGTAATAGCAGAAGCTATGAAACCATTACAAGAGCAGCTAGCAGCTCTCCAAGAAAAGCTAGCCACCGAAGTTGCACCAAAAGCAGAAGCCAAAACCGAAGAGGATACGCCAGCTGAAGCTGAGCCGAAAGCCGAAGCGGACACTACCGAAGATAAAGCGGCCAATGAGGACGCCAGCACACAGGTAGACGAAACCGAGACGATCAGCGATGAAGAGGCAGAGCGCATCATTGCAGAATTTGAAAAGGAATTGGCCGAGAGTGATGGTGATGAGTCATTAGGTTATTAAAGTAACGATAACAAAGGATACAAAGTAAATATGCCTTATACAAAGGAACAATTGGCCGCAGAGATTGAGAAGCGCCAAGCAGAGGCTCGCAAGCAGGCTGAGGCACGTGCTGCCCGACACGCCAAGATGACCGAGCACAACAAAGAAATGAGCGAGAGCGACCGAGGCCGCGCACAGACCCGTGCATGGTTTAACGCTGTTCGTACTGGTAACACGCAGGAACTACGCCGCATTGACAGCGAAGTTGCTCGCGAGTATGCCGACATTGACGTTGAGGTACGCCGCATGGGTTACCGTGCAGACAGCCAGAACGTCACCACACAGGCTGACGGTGGTTACCTCGTGCCTACTGTCATTGAAAAGGCTATCGTTGAGAAGATGGTGGACGTTGCACCTATTCGGCAGTTTGCTACCGTTATTAGCAACGCACCGGCCAACCTCCGTGTGCCTGGCCAAGTTAGCCGGCCACAAGTAGCTTGGACAGCTGAAGAGGCCAACTACAATAAGACAAAGGCAACCTTCTCTGGGTTCGACATTGTCGCTAAAAAGCTTACCGGTATTGTGCCTCTTACTGAAGAGTTTCAGCAGGACGCAGCCGCGTTTAGCGTTGTTGAGCAGCTTTTGACCAAGCAATTGGCTGAAGAGATTGCCTACCAGGAAAACATTGCTTTCTTGGCTGGTGACGGCACGAGCAAGCCACGTGGTATTCGTACCCGCAAGAGCGCTTTGCCAACAAGCCAGAAGATCAACTTTGGTGCTAACGTTGCAGCACTTAACTACGACGCTGTGAAGAAAGCTTACCGCGCTATGCCTATCGGCTACCGCCGCAACGCTTTCTGGGTTGGTAACACTAACTTGGTTACGCAGCTTGACACTGTCAAGGACACCACGGGCCGTTACATCTACACCCAAGACGTTCGCGATGGCCTGCCATACGACAAGCTGCTTGGCCTTCCGTTCGTAGAGGTTGACTCAACTGCTATGAACTTTGACGAGCTGTGGCTTGTGAACAAGAACTGTTTCTGGATCACTGACGTTGCCGGTGTCCGCATTGACTTTGGTTATGCTAACGGTGACTTTGAGAGTGGCCGTAACAGCCTCCGCGTGATGAAGCGAACAGGCGCAAGCCCGCTGATCACTGACGGGTTCGTCATGGCAAGCGTGAATGGTGCTTAATTAAAAGAAAGGACACACTAAATGGCACACATCTTATTCACTGAATGTTTGGACGTTTACGTACCAGGTGACCACCTGTACCACGTAACCCAAAAAAAGCTCGACTACCTGGACATGCTGACAAAGGTTTACTTTGACGGCGAGCCACGGTACAAGATCGTTGAGACGCACGAGCAAGAGGAAGCCCGCGAACAGGCCGCTCGCATTGCTGAGCACAAAGCCGAGTGGCAAGTTGAAAAGGACGCGCTGATTGCCCGCTACAAGGCAGGCGACCAGTACGCCGCTCGTGAGTGGGAACTGTCCGTGTTCGAGGATGAGCCAGAGTTTCCATACGAGAAGGTACTCACCGAGATGGAAGCAGAGGAGAAGGCAAAGGCTGAAGCTGAAGCCGCCGGTAAAGACGAGCAGCCACCTGCTG